GTCTTCTAGAAAATTTACTTGAATTTGTTTCATCTCCTTATGCACCGGCAATAATTCAACTATGGTTTACGGGTCCAAGAGTAGACCACATAAAACATAAGCTCTATAACGACCCACAAAAGCTACTCATCCGTGAAGAATCCCCAACCTATTTCTTAAACTAAAAACTCCATCACAACATCCCTCCTAGAAGTATGCCACAATTAATCACCCTAGAACCCTAGAAGGTGACAGTAATGAAGACAATTGTAAAGAACGGCAGAAAGTACTTATTCGATAAAATGACACAGGAACTTAGAAATGTTCCTAGTATTAAGACGAAGAGCAACGTATACCGGTTTATTCCTAGGTCAACGACCGAGTACGCCGATGTCGTAAGGTCGATGAACTGACATGTCTTGCCCATACAAAGAGGACGAGGATGATAAGTCCTGCCCTTTGACTACAGAGTCTCCCGAGTCTCCAAAGGAAGTCACATATAACCCGGAAGATATTCTAGAAAATCTAAGATCTTTACTAGAACTCAAGCAACCTTAAGCAACCTTAAGCAACCTTAACGATTCCAGGAGTAGGAGGCATATACACCGCTAGCCTACTTCCTCGGTGTTCGACGGACATGTAAGCCGCGAACAGATACCCGAGGGCGTGGGCGTAGTGGTCGGCGCCCGTGTTAACCCACTTGTATTCCTTGCCGTTACTAGTCCTTGTTTTCTTGAGATTTAGTAAGTGAGAATCAAACTCATCCGAGCCCGAGTCCGAGTCCGAACCTGAGCAGATCTTTACTAGCCCGCTATTAACCGCTTTACAAAGCCCGTCGAAAGCCGCCGTTCTATTAATAGTAACGACCCCGGTATTATCATTAAAATTGTAAATATCTAGCCCGGCCTTGCTTCCAGACCCATAGTAAGCGCCGTAGGCCTGGCCCTCGTAGCACTCGGAATGGAGCTGGAGGGAGACCTCGTAGTTAGGTGCGGCGTCGACCACGATCCGGCTACACATTGAGCTTTTTACCAATGAAATCAAGAACTTACCTAGACTCTTGTCAACCAGGTCGTTGACGTCGACGGTGAAGTAAGCCACGACCTGCAAGATACCCCCAAGACGAGGAACCCCGATAACGACGTGGCTGACTTTACCTAGATCGACCCCGATAAATACATTTTTGGAAATAATGCTACTAATAGAATTAATGCTACTAATAGAATTAATCCCACGATATTCGTTAAGGTAAGACGGTTTTCTAGCTAGATGAAGAGCCTCTGGCAAAAAGCTGGACTCTTGGTCGGAGTAAGACGAACCTATTCGGAAGTTTACCCAGTCGGAGTGCAAAGTATATTTGCTACTTGAGGCTAGGACCTCTGGGGTAGTGTTGTAGGCGGGGACGTCCCAGTACCTAACTTGGTAGCCTGACGTATCCCTGTCCGGGTAAGCGCGAACCCATTCTCGAAGAGAAGGGTTGTTTAGGTTTTCTAAGGTAAGCTCCCCTTTGCAGTTGTCGCACTGGAGGTAAGCACTAGCAATCCCAGGGAAACCTGAGCTAGATTTGTTAAACCCGGCCACCCCATCTAGGAAGCCGGGGATGATACAATCCCTATAGAAATCAATGACTTGCCACGAGTTACACCGGCTACAGTAAACGGCTCGCTCGGCCTGTGAGGACTCGTTATAGAGGGAGTCGATGCCGTAGTCGGCGACGGTGGGCGTGGAGAAGTGTCTAGTAAATTTCAAGTCACTGTGTTGTAGTCGTGAGGCAAAAGACCCAATGACTTCCATATCGCAAAAGTTTAGCTCGTCCACAATCAATAAGTCTAAGTCGAGCGAGATGGCTTGTGATTGCCCTGTACTGCCTTTCATAACGAGGAAGCAGGTGCCGATTTCCTTGATCCCAACGTTGGAGGTATCACCCTCTTTGGCTAGGTTGGAGACGACGTCGGAGCTATAAATGGCGGGTTGGACTCTAGTGGCCGAGAACTCGTTTGCGAACTTTGCCGTGGGCAGGATATAGGCGCACTTTAAATAGTTATTCACAGAGCAAAAGGCTAGTATGTACCTGATTTGTAAGGTACTTAGGCCTACTTGTGCACATTTTCTGACGACGACGCCTACGCTATCGTCGTCGACAATCTCAACTTGGAACTCATGGTCCTTGAATGAGAATTGTTTACGATCATTTCTAGGATCTTTGAAATTCTTTTCTATCCATTTGGAGTGGACTAGTGATGTTCGGTCGAGGGAGTTTTTTAGGGATTCTGAGAAAAAGTTTATTTTGTCCACATCAGTCCTTTTTAGTTTGGAATCCGTCTAGTTTTTTGAAGAAGACTTCTCTGGCTTCTGGAGGGAGTTCCTTCAAAGCTTCAAGGACGGCTTCTCTCAAGTTGGCTTCTTCTTGCAATTTATTGAGTTTTTGTTCTGAGCGAATGTATACAGAAATCAATGAGTTAAGAGCACCTATTAAAGCACTTAGGTCTTTTACTGTGGTGTCTGGCAGAATCATTCCGTCGTCGGAGACGACCTGGGTTCTAATCTTTTCGACTAGCCTGTACTGCTGGTGAACCTCGTCGATACCGTACTGTTTGTCCAAACCGTCGGAGCGCTCTATTATTCTGGTTAGCTGCCTACGGTGATCGTTAGTTAGCGCGGCGCTGTGCAACAATAGCTCTTGAATGGCGTCATCTATGTCGGCCTGCGCTAGGTGGTAGGAGCTTGTTGTGATGTACTGGGGTTTGACTCCGTGACTTGTTGGGAGCAGGCCTTGGGCACGATCCGGAGCAGTGTAAGATTCGGGTGTCATGTATAAATATCCTTGATAAAAAGGTCATATGGCGAAGCTCATATAAGCTAAAGCGCCGTCACAAGTATGATCGTAAAGTTTGAATAAAGTTGCCAGATTTTCATAGGCTCGGTCATCGACAGAGCCACAGTAAGGTAATATCCGGAGGTGAGATAACCAGTAGAGGAAATCCATATTACGCCTTCTTCTTGCTAGGAGATCCTTGTATGTCTGCAATCACCTCATCGGCTTGATCATCTAGGAACTTGGAGCCATCCACGTCATCCACGAAGTCTTTGGTGACCATACTACCCAGGTCTTCTTCCTCAGTTCCAGCGCTAGCGACGTAGTTGGCGTAAGCTTCGGTGACGTCGGCTTCGACGTCGTCCTTGCTCAGCTCGACCAGGTCCTCGTACTGGTAAGTGAAGGCAAAACCGGTGTCGTCGCTGATGAAAACTTCCTTGCCATTTTGCACCTTGCAAGACAAGTCCATTTCTAGTAAAAGTTGTGAAAGATCTAATAGTTGCATTTGTTTTTCCTATATAGTTGATATAGCTGAATTAATTTGGTACAGTTCCTCTTGAACCATATCATGAATCAAGAGAGTATTCAATATAGTGGATGTTAAGTTACCAAAAGCAACTATAGCTAACAAAGTCAGGATGTCAAAGTCGCCCTATGGCGAGGGGCGGATACTGGACGACGAAGTTTCTATGTTAAATGAGTCGATAAAGACTCTACGGCAAGCAGACCCTGTTAGTGCGATAAGGACGTTGACCAGATTTAATGGTGTGTTTTCAACAGCGGTCCACTCTTATGTTCAGCTAGCTATGTCGGGGTATACAGTTACCGGGTACTCGGCGATGACAGGGCAATATTCGGAAGAAGCCACCAACGCGGCCAAGTCCATTATGGCGTCGGCGGATACGTTGCACGACTACACATTAGGCTACGCGGATAAGCAAAGCATAGATTCTTTCTTGGAAACGATGTTGAAAGAGGTCGTGCAAACAGGCGCGGCAGCATCTGAGCTAGTCCTAAACAGATTTAAGTTACCTGAGAGAGTGATACCTATCCCTGTTCCTACTCTTGAGTGGGTGGCTAGGAAGGACGGGACTAAGTACCCGATTCAAGACCTTACCACAACGACTCGTGGGTTTAATTTAAGGAAGGTAGGACAGTCTACAAATAACTCTAATAAAGACGTGGTACCCCTTGATTTTCCTACTATTTTCTACTGCGCTATGCAGCAACAAGCTAATAGTGTTCATGCAAGGTCGCCGATGGAAGCGGCGCTGCAGACAGTGTTTGTTTTTGCAGAGTTCGTAGAGGACATTTACAGAATTCTTAAGAAGTACGGCCATAACAGAATGGTCGTTTCTTTAATACAAGAGAAAATTCAGCACGCTGCCCCGGAAGCGGCCAAGACGGATGCTGCGGAAATGATTAAATTTTTGGAAAGCACTCGATCTGCTGTGGAGGGCGTCATCTCTAAGCTAGAGCCGGACGAGGCCCTAGTCATGTACGATACCGCAGAAGTAAATAATCTGCCGACAGCGGGAGAAAAGGCAGACTACACCGCTCTCCTAGAAAGTTTCTCGGGCATGTTGGCAACCTCTTTGAAGACCATGCCTTCTATATTAGGTATGAGGATGGGTGGGTCCCAAAGCATATCCAACACGGAGTCACTGGTTTACTTGAAGCAAGTAAAATCAATACAGCAACCTGTAGCAACGATCATGTCCCGGATGTTGACCTTATCTATGAGGCTAGTAACAGGGAATGACGCCTATATAAAGTTTAAGTTTAACTCCATTAATTTAAGGCCGGACGCGGAGCTGAGCGCTCATCAAAGCGTCATGGACACAAATATACTAAGGAAACTATCTAACGGATTTTTGACGGACGAGGAGGCCGCCCACCTGTTGGGGTGTGGACCTAGGCCAGAAGGTGCTCCGAAATTATCTGGAACTTTCTTTATGGACTCTGGAGCTGAAACTCATCCTACGGACATGGATGACAACTCGGGAGCACAGGAAAGAAATTTATCTGAAGGAACTGCCAGAGGGTCGGCGACTTCCCGAGGCGGCGGTAACAATTAAGGTAACTATATGAATCTATTAGATAAAATTGGAAGAACATGGCTGGGTACTGAAACATCCTTGCTATACCTGGAAGAAGTTCACAATAAAATATTGTCAGGAGACTTTGACAAGAAGGTATTTCTTGACGAGGATGAAGATCAGGATGATTTTCCAAGGTACGTTAAAGACATGGTGAACATGGTAACGCCTAACATAGCCCTGGTATCGGTCGAAGGGCCTATGATATCGGGTTCTGCAGGTTTCTGGGGATCTTTCTTTGGCGTCGTGGGTTATGGCGACATCAAGTCAGCTGTCATCCATGCCAGAGAGGAAGGCGCTGAGCACATAGTTATGGATTACAATACGCCCGGAGGGTCTACCTTGGGCATAGATGAGCTAGCAGAGTTTTTATCCTCCCAAGAAAATCTTACCTCTTTCACTGGATCACAAGCCACATCGGGTGGGCTATGGCTAGCAGTAGCAGGGGAAAAATTTTACAGTACAGAAATGGCCGAGGTCGGTTCTGTAGGTGTTATCGGAGTGGTTACAGAGTTGACCGAAGCGTTTAAGAAGGAGGGCAGGACGGTCCATGTCTTCAAGTCTACTCCTTTGAAAGCAGCGGGTAATCCTTACGAGAAATTGACTGCCGAAGCGGCTAAAGAAATACAGGAAAGTATAGATAAGACTCATACTTTCTTTATCAATCATTTGTCTAAGTCATTAGGTTTGCCAGAAGATGTTGTACGGCGGGAAATAGCGACTGGCCAAGTGTGGTTTGGCAAAGAAGCTAACCAAAAAGGACTTACCGACGGAATATCTTCATTGGAGGAAATAGTTTCTCTTGCAATGTCAAGTAGAAATGAGGATAATCCCATTCATCAAAATTCTTTTAATTATCAAAGGGTAACCGATATGCGTAATAAATCTGTACAAACACCCAAAGATGTATCCGAGGAAGAGTCGGCTGACACTAATGTCGCAGACCCTACCAAGGATACAGTGGAAAATATTGCTGCGGCTGCAGCGGCGGCTGGTGCGGATGTACAGGCTGCTGTGGAATCTCAAGTCGCAGATGAACCGGAGACGGAAGAAGCTGAGGATCAAGTTGAAGACGAGGCTACCACGGAGGCGGAAGACGCCGGTACTGACGGGTCTGAGGCTGCAGCAACAAACTTCAGTGCCATTGACCAGATCGTTGATCTGAAAGTTGATCTTAAAGAAGCTAACAATAAGATCATCAAGATGGAGTCAGAGCATAACGGCATGAAGGAAGTTCTAGTAGCGGTTATTCAAAGAAGTTCGGTGGCTCTGGGATCCCCAGCGCCTAATAAGGAAGTCCTGATGTCTACGGACGTTAGCGCTATGCTGCAACAGTACGCTCAGCTGACCTCCCAGTTGAATGAGCGCTTTGGAGCAGGCACCCAAATCTCTGCTGACGTGGAGGAAAATCAAGAGGATGTAGATGCCGCTGGTAAGCAGATGAGCGATGTCCTTGTTCAATTAGCACAATTCAAGTAGAGGTTTATCATGACAGATTTTGCATTCACCCCTTTAGTAAATGACCCTTACAAGGACGCGATTTCAACCGCTTTAGGCGATGGAGCCACAGCCTATACGGACACCGACCAAGGCAAGTTGGTTAAGCTAGCGACAGCCGAGGATAGCGCATATGAGTTATGCTCTTCCGGGGACGAGATCGAAGGAATGATTATAGCTATAGAGCCGAGTACGGTTAATAGCGGTAAAAGTTTCGGTACGGTCCAAAGGAACAAAAGGATTATAGCGGCAGGCGCCGGACTAGCGGTTGGAGCTTTCGTAGTAGCTGGTGCTCAAGAGGCCCTAGGTACAGAAGTGGCCACGTATCCTGTAGTAATCGCTGGAGTACCCGTCGATTTTAAATGGCGTGTGATCCGAGTTATTGATGCGGCTACCGTATTAATAGAATTAGTTTAATAAAGACCTGAGAGGTATATAAAATGAGTAAAGTAGCATTTAGAGACCCCAAAGGTCAGAATCAAGAGATCAACATCTCTGTAACAGACTATAGGGAAGCAGCAGACCGGAAACTAAGTCTGGCTCAGTTGTATCAGAAGAAATACCCTACGGCAGCAGACAGTAAATCGACATCGTTCGAGCAAATGTGTGCGTCAGCAGGTATTCGTTTGAGAGCGGATAAGGCTCACGGTATCCCGGCATCCAACATGAAAGAAATCATGTACGGATCTCACCTGGATGCCCAAGGACCTATTGTCCGACCTGATGGTAATAGCACAGATACACCAAGTTCACGTATCTTGTTCCCGCAGGTAGTCATGAATCTGGTTGAATCAGCGCTTTTGAGTAATAAGGAAGACTATTTAGCTCCTTGGGAAAGTGCAGTGGCTATGACATCTTCGGTTAATACCGCTAGAGTGGATCAGCCTAAGATTGACACTACAGGCCCAGAGGACTCTTACAGCCAACCTATAAGCCAGTTAGCTGAACCAGCCGTTATGACTAGTATCACCTTGAGCGATACTGCTTATAACATCCCAACCAAGTCAATTGGTTTGGAAATCAGCGACCAGGCACTGCAAGCAACAACCATCGACCTAGTAGGCATTTCTCTAGCTAGCCAGGCTCGTGGTGACCGTATCAACAGAATTGAAACCGATATGGCTTCTATTATTTCTGGTGATGTGGACTCAGGTGTTGCGGCTTCTCCTTTCGTAAATGCCTCAACTTTTGATGCGGATGTAACAGCACTTATACCCGTTACGCAAAAAGCTTGGGCTAAGTTCTTACGTAGCAATTACCAGACAATGAATGTGACTCACGTTCTGATGTCTTTAGATACGTTCCAACTGATTGAGGATCGCCCAGGGGTTACAACTGTACTGAGTGCACCTGACTCTGATTCACAATTACCGGGTCGTATTCAATTAGCTAACCCAGGCTTTCCTAGCCCTGTAGTTCTTTTATTGCCTGATGCCATTATTGGTGCCAACGTAGTATTAGGGTTCGATAGCAGCAAAGCGTTACACGAAATCATTAACGTGTCTGCGTCTTATAGCGCTATTGAAAACTTTGTTCTTCGTAGAGCGGTATCTTTTAGATGGGATTACGGCATGATGCTTACTAAGTTGCACGATGATGCTTTCGCAGGCATGAACTTAGGAGCGTAAACTTACATTCCTCGTGTGTGATGTGTGGCCGCCTTAGGGCGGAATTCTACCGACCAGCCTTCCCCCTAAAACTGGGGCTGGTCGGATTTTTTTAAAGGGAAAACCCATGCAAAAAATACAAGCACAATTGAGAAGGAAAGGACAGAAAGCTCAAATCGTTACTGATGACGGATGCCCTCTACACGGGGTCGACGTTGTACGGTTTTCTTCTATGGATCACCAAGAGATGGTAGAGCTTACCATCAGAATCAAGGCGTATAAACCACAAGAGTGGAAAGAGGTATAAAATGGCAGAGCAAACCAAAAAATCAACTTTATTTGAAGATGACAAAAAATCGGTTAAGAAGGCGGTGGCGGAGGAGCCGAAACAGGCAGAAAAGGCTGCAGTAAACCAGAAAAGTGTTAAGGTGGTCGCAGTTCAGAGACCTATACGTTGTCCTATGTCAGGCATAATGTATACTGTTAATAAGCCTGTGGACATTATAGATATCTCAGCTAAAGATAATTCATGGGTAGCTAATCAACTTGCCGCAGGAGTACTGAAGCAGGTATAACTTTCTGGAGCATCATTTGTTATATGGCCAAAAGCACACGATTTTAGTATGTGATAATAGTTCCGGAAGTAGGAAAGCTTTAGCCTCTGTTTTTTCTAAAATGGAGTTAGTACAGGCACAGGTAATACAATTAAGTTCAGGTAGAGAAATTATGGACTCCCTGAGAGACATGGCAAAAGCTAAGAAGTACCCCTCGGTAATTGTTATGGACTTTTTACTTACAGATAGTAACGCCTTGCAAGTATGCAGGGAGATACGAAAAAACCACCCCCCTATACCCGTCGCCGTCGTAGGCGTGTCAGACGGTTCCACTGAAGAAGTCACCTCTCTGTACAGGTGCGGCGCTAATGCGTATTTCTGCAAACCCACTTTAGATGAAGAATACATACCCATCGCTAATACTATAGCGCATGTATGGCTGTATGGCCCTAAACCTGACTGGTCAACAGGCAGAACTTCGGGGGACAGACGCAAGAGGAGGTTTTATCATAGAAGGGAATCAGATGAGCTTTAAAAGAATAGAAAGGAGGTAATATGGATAACTGGGCAGACCTGGTGCAGATATTCAAAGCTTGGGATAAATGGATAGGGTTCCTAGTAGGCGTCGCAGGGGTAGTAGTCGCCATGCCTAGCCTTAAAGATAGGTTTATAACCCAAGTTCAGAAACCTCTGGATAACCTACTACAGGCTAGAAGAAGGAGGGAATTAAAGGCAATATATACACAGATTAGACCTATGATTGCAACACAGATTGATAATACTCTGGCGGATCACGAGCAAGTTATCTACGAACAGAAGATAAGCCTGAAGCACCTTATGGCGGAGAATGATCAGTTTAAGACTTACATGCATGCCACTGTTAGCAAGCTTCAGCAAACAGTAGAAGACATGGCTGGGCAAGCTACACAAACCAACGAATTAATATCGAAAATGAATAATATACTTGAGAGAAAACTGGAGAAATAAATGGCGTTCAAAACTGATTTAAAATTAAGATCCATAAGGGGCACAGAGTTTTACAAACTCACTGATGACCTTGTTTACGAATATGTTAAGTCGGAAACAGAGTCAGATACTATCATTGCCGCAGAAGGTACGGAAACTAATTTTGCTTCAGTACCTAATATGGTGAAGGCGTTTATCGATAACGATGACCCTCAAATCAGAGACATAGCGGTCATACACGATGACCTTTACGCTAGACTTGGGCACCATAAATATACAAGATATGAATCAGATCTAGTGTTCCTAGCGGGTATGAAAGACTTGAAAGCCCCCTGGTGGAAGCGGTGGGCTTGTTTCGGGGCTGTGAGAGCGTTTGGTGGTGCCCACGTCGCGATGAGTATGGATCGTAGAAGGGATGGGGAAGGTCTGCAGGATACACCCCATAGAAGACAAGAGGATAAGTTATAGGAGAATTAAGATGAAGATATTTTTAATGTGTTTAGTTGTTACCTTACTATCGGGGTGTGCGGCGTTATTTAAGCCGACAGGCACTACTAGAGTTATGGAGGTTGCTGACGGTATCAAAGTGTGTGCACCTATTACGAACGTGGATCAGTTAATGCCTGTTTACGTAGTGCAGGACACATCCAAATACAAAGTTGGTTTTGAAGTCCCTACAGAGATACCTGTAGGAGTGGATCTTGAGAAAGACAGCAAGCACTCCTTCTACAGTTTGGCGGATACTATGAACCAAGACAACATAGCTATACAAGCTGTCCTATATACTATGGTCATGCTAAGGAATGCCGCTCCCTGTAACGAGACAAATATTAAGATGTCTTGGGAAGCGATGAACAATGTCATAGACTCTTTGAAAAGTACGTATGCACCTGTGAAAATGATACAAGCTGGAAAACCTACTGAGGACCAGGAGTGAAGGAAAATATCATAAACAGAGTAATCCAAGTGGAAGGGGGTTATTCCAACAACCCTGACGACTCTGGCGGTGAAACAATGTACGGTATTACTAAGAGAGTGGCCAGGCGCTATGGGTATACCGGGAAAATGAGGAACCTCCCCAAGAGTTTGGCTTTTGAGATTTACGAGGCCAAGTACTGGAGTCCTTTGCACCTAGACAACATCATGCAGGAGAGCCCCATGATAGCTGAGGAGCTGATGGATACAGCCATTAATATGGGAATTAGAAGAGCGGGTAGATTTTTGCAAAGGGCTCTGAATGCCTTGAATAATAAAGGAACTATATACCCAGACTGCACTGTAGACGGAATAATAGGGAGAAAAACTATATCGGCTTTTCAAACTTATATGGGCAGAAGGGGTAAAGATGGGGTTGTCGTTATGCACAGAATGTTGAATAGTTTGCAAGGAGCTTACTATTTAAAGCTGGCAGAGAGAAGACAAAAAGATGAAACCTTTGTCTATGGTTGGTTTAAAAATAGAGTTGTTTGAAAACACTCTGGTATACTACGAGACAAGTGAGGTCTCAGGCATGGTAGGTAAATATGGCTATTACAGTTTTATACACAGATACAGACGCGATACGGGGAGCTATTGGAGTCGATGAAGCAGACATAGACGATGCCGTAATTACCGGTCAAAATATGGCCTTGCAAATGACTGCGGAGCTAGAGAAATTTCTACCTAATCACTCCTCTGTTCAATTCTCTAATCTTAAAATACCGGATCAGCTTAATTTATGGTGTATGTGGTTCGGTGCCTGGCGCCTTGCACAATCTCCTCTAGCCACCCCCAAGAAGTTAAGCACCGGGAAAGATGAGTACGAAAGATTCAACATAGACTGGGAAGCATTAGAAAAAGTCGCATATAAAAACGTATGTGCCATGAAGGATCTGTTACTTGAGACCACTAGTACGGTTGTTGCGGAAACTGCGGCTTACACAGTTATGGGTGCTGCCACTCCTTGCTATAACCCTATTACGGGGTCATCTGACAGATCCCAAGTTACTGAAGGCAACCAGTGAAACTAGTCCAGGCTGTAAGAAAGCTTAGAACAAACGCTATATCCGGGTTTAATCTAACCACGGACGTTTATGACTTGTTCGATTTTCAAGTAATACTGGAAACGTCCCAAAGGTGGATAAGCGAACGCCCTTCTTTCTCAAGTAGGCGGGTTATGCTATCGGAAGATAAGGTGCCTGACGGGTACCGGGTGTTACTAATAGGTGACAACGATATTCCGTACATCATTTACTCTGAGCAGAAAAACGTACACCTGGATAAATCGTTTATTTATGATTACACTTTGCTGGATCAAACCGATATAGCAGAGGTAATAGAGATGCAGGGAGTAGCTGCTGCCTCCGGGCAATTAACTAACACGGTTGAGGCCGTACTTTACACGACACCTATCCATTTATCTAGGTTCGGGTCTACGGAAAGTAAAGAACATGCCGACGCAGATTTCTCCAGGATGGTAGCTTTCATTCCTGATAATAGGGATATAGATACGGACAACGAAATAAAAGTAGGGACCACTTATTACCAAGTAGACGAGGTAGTAAAAGAGCTGTATTGCACCAGAATACATTTACTTAAAAGGTAGCGTATGTCACAAGAATTATTCCTTCTAGCTATTAAGTCAACCATAGATAAATTAGCTGGAGAGCTAGCCACTACCGAGGGTTTGTCTTTGATAGATTTAGATAACACGGTAGAGATGCAAGAACTGTTCTCTTCTGAGGACAACGCTGTGGTGTGGGAGTACGGAACATTGGCTGCCGAACCCAGGGACCCACTATATATGCTGACTTTCAATATCGGAGCCCGAACCGTTAAAGATTCGGCTAATTACAATATATTGAGCCTTACGGGAAAGGTACAGGAACTGTTTAAAGTGTGCTCCAGAATAGAGGTTAAAGATTACTCCGGCCTAGTAGAGTCTGGGGTAATGGGCTACATCATGCCTAATCATGCAGCGGTTACTCCACAGCAATACGATAAAGTGTCAGGCATAAGAATGATGACCGTTACAGCCAGAGCGCAGCGCCTTGCCTAGTGTTAAGTTTAAATCAGCCAAGGTACAAAACCAGTTCAACAAGGAGATAAAATCCAGAATACTGGCTGACTTAGGGCGTGCTAAAGGCGGTGGACCTCTAGTCAAAAGGTACGATGATCATTTACGTAAAGTCAATGATAAAGTAATGGACGAAGCTGCAGCCAAAATACAGGTACTGGCAGCGGATAGGTACGGAAAAGGCTTAGATGACGTGTCTGATGCCTTGTCCACAGGGATAAGAGGCACCGTAGCTGGAGGCACTCTGCAAGCCAGGAAGCGTTTCAAAGGCATTCAGTTAAAGGATTGGCAAGCATTATCCAAAAAATATTACAAATACAAAAGGCGGGAGTACTCTAGCACTGCTTCAGCTTTCTGGAAAAGATCAGGAAAAACTCACGCGGCTTTCAGAGCTTTTGCAGCAGGGCATAAGTCCGGTGTATCTCGAAGCAAGAACACAGTGAAGCTGACGAACATAGGCTTTAAAAACAACCGCAGGATTTACCGATACAGAATTGATTTTAGATTCCCATCTCCCACTAGGGGAGGAGAATTTTTTGACGCTATATTCTTAAAGTCATTTTTCCAGCAGAAAGAGTTTGCTATGTCAGGGCAGTCAGCTGGCGGCAGTTTGGATATACTTGGATATCTGGAGGGGGTCTCTACTTCTTCGGTACACAGGCCATTCATCTCTAGGCTGATGGCTTCCCGAGGAAAAAGATTCAATAAAGAATTGTTAACAATGCTTAATAGGTTTACGGCGAGGAATTCTACGAAGTAGGAGCTGCCCTTACATGTAAGGAGTCCTCTTTGACCTAAAGTAAATTTTTTGGTATATTGAAACCGTGGAATACAAGATTCATCCCTTGTCCACGGTATTACAGAGTATAAAATTAAAGCCTGTATTGGCTTGTGGTGAGCTTACTCTGTGGCTCGGATGAAACCACAAGGCCAATGCAGGCTTTTTTATTGGAGAAAATTGTGAAAGAATTAAGCGCAAAAGAAAACCAACAAACAATGACTAGCAGAGAGCTGTCTAGTAAAGGAGTATTGGATCAAAACCATAGAGATTTATTGCGAAGGATTGAAACGGCTTTGAAGAAAGGAAGAATAGGAGAGCGTACATGTACGCTCTCCTCTTACCTAACCCCTCAAAAATAGAGATCAATTAATGGCCTCTTTATTTACTACAGCCAGGCGATTCCCTGTCCCTATCCTAGCTTTCGAGAAATACGAAATATATTCCAGGGGCAAAGAATCGGACGAAGAAGTTATTCTAGCAGCTTGCCAGGTGCTAGAAGAGTGCTGTGACATTCTTAAACCATCTCCCGAAGACCTCACTTACTTCAGCGGCAGAATACAGAAAGTTGCTGAGGATTACAGAAAACAAGAAAATAAAAACCCATCAATAGGTAGTAAAGTATCCTTCAATACCAGCTTTGCTAAGTACATGCAGGAGATTAACCTAGACGTAATGGTCATGAAAATGTGTAATTATGACTATACCGAGGCTGAAAGAATGTACTGCAAGTTAGACAGGGATGACGCTATAGACTTAGTCCGAGACTACATAGCCGACAGGATGGAGTTTCACCAGGTAATGATGGAAGCCTCCATGTATGGCTTCGGCGGCAGCTATAAGAACGATAAAGGCAAGGCTAGCAAGACCTTTGACTTGGATAGCGACGAAGGGTTTGCGGCGTTGAAGTCAGCTGGGTTTTAAATCAGATAAGTATTTAGCTAAAGCTTTTTCCACGACTTTGTATTTTAACACTCCCTCCGATTGGCAATATTCCGTTAATTGATCTAATAGTTCTTTAGGTAGCTGTACGTTTAATCTTTTCATAATAGTTTACAAATAGTTTACAAATAAGTTAATAAAGAGTATACTACACGTAACTTAAATTGTAAAGGATACGTAATGAACCCCTATAAAGATTTGCCTGCGGTACAACAAAGTAATTACCTAACTGAAGAGATATTAGGGTTTTTACTACAAGACTTATTTCCGGAAGATACGTTTATACGAGACAAGATTGTGAAAGGGTCCGGATCAAGGTGCCGTCCAGATTACCATAGCCCCGTATCTAAAAGAATATTCGAGTTTGATGGTTTCTATCACTTCACTGACCCATCTGTAATATGGTCAGATAGCATTAAAACGGAAATGTACGAAGAGATGGGCTACGAAGTTGTGCATATACCTTATTTCGTGCAGATAACCCCACAAACCATTTACTACTATTTTGGCGTGGATTCTTGCATGGACTCTGGTTACCCACATGGATTCATAGATGAGAAGGCTAAAACACCTGCTTACTTTTGCAGTCTAGGGTTGCTGACTTACGGTAATATATTGAACAACCTACCTGAAAACATCAAGGAGGATATTTGCCGTTCTTTACTGTGGCCAGAAGATGTGCCTGCAGTTTTGAAATACGAGACTGTAACTTGTCAAAAGTGCCTGCAAAATAACGAAATACATGGGCAACAGAATGGAACAGATGTTTGCCCAGAGTGCGAGTCGGAGTATATACAAAACGCCATGCACTAGAAAAGTACAGAGAATAGTTTTTATTTATCAAATAGTTTGGTATGATTGCCACTGTAACTATATAGTTTAATTAATGTTTATAAACACAGTGGTGAAATACTATGGCTAAATTAGGAAGTCCAGTAAGTACGGACTACGTGATAGGGTGTGCGGAATTACGCGTGGGACCTTTGACCGAAGCAAACATGCTAACCCAGGCTAACTCAGTAGGATTGGTCGATGAGACAACATTTACGGTTGGACAAGAGTCTGTAGACCTCGAAGGTGGGTGTCCAAAAACAATCGTGGACACGGCTATCGTTAGCCAGACAGCCACTATTACGGCAACAGCTAGAGAGTACTCCAGACGTAACTTACAGCTAATTCTAGGAGAGGGCGTCTCTGCAACAAGCCCAGCGGACGTGGAAACAACCCTTGCTGGCGCTGATTTGGCGACAGGCGCTGCGGTAGTTTCTGTAACTGATGCCTCTGCTTTGGCAGCTGGTGATGTTATTGTTATCTATCCTGATAATCGGCCAGAAGATGTAACGGTTGCTCAGATAGAGTCAATCGCAGTTAACGACATAACCTTGAAAACAGGTCAAGCTACAGTTGCGGACTATAACGTAACTACTGAAGCAACAACTACTTTCAAAGTATTTAAAGCTAACCAGGTCGCCATTGGCGGACTTACCAAAACCAATTACTTCTCAGTAATGTTGGTTGGTGTGGCTAATAACACAGGTAGACCTAAAGTGGTATCTTTTTGGAAAGGCGCTATTTCTGGCGATGCTGAGATTTCTCAGAATGCTGATGACTTTGCTTCTACCTCTATCGAGATCAAGTGCTTGACTCCAGCGGCTACTGAGTACGGTACAGGCGGAGACCTAGAACACATAGCAGACCTAATCCCAGCACACCCTACAGGTATGCTAGCTTATGGTGCGTAAAATTTAACTGAGTTCTACCTTAGGACAACTAGCCGCCTTTCGAGGCGGCTTTTTATTACCTGTCATTTATTGTCTGGTATACTTAGCTAAACCCCTGATTAGAGGCACATTATGGCTGATACCACATTTACCGTCACCACCGACATCGAGGCTATCCTTGGCAAAGTACGCACCGATGACATCGCTAAGAAGCTCAACTCCCAGATTCAGAAAGGATTAAAGAACGTCAAAGACGTCGATCTCAGTATAGGCGTCAAAGCTTTACCTAAAAACCTACAGAAAGAGATTGAGCAATTCGTAGCTCAGACGGATAAAGCTTTAGATCGTGCATCCTCTAAGTTAAAATCCAAGCAGCAACTCACTAACGCCATACGCCAAGAGCTTGAAGGCGCTACAGATGTGGTCGATAATCAAGGCCGTATCTTAAAGACTAGGCTTCAGAAAGTACTGGAAGACGTAGCCAGGGCACAAGGGCTAAGCCAGAACGTAACCAGTTCTAGGAGCTCTCTTAACCAGTTTTTGCAACTTGCCGGTAAAGGACTGGTACAAGCACTTCAACAGCTAGAGAAAGCAGAGTTAGCTTATGAGGATGCCGCTAAGAAAGTAAATATTGAGATATCCAAGAAAACTCCTTTAATTAGGCAAGCTAACGATGCTCTGAAGAAGTCTAGCAATGAGTCAGCTAAAGCCATTAAGAAGGAAACTCAGTTACTTAGAGAAAACAATGCCGAACGAAAAGAAGGGAGTAAAAGAACAGCTTCCCAGGCGTTCGGGCAAAAACAAGCAACCCCAGTTTCGGCGGTAGGCCGCCTTACGACTTCTACCAAGGAAGAAACCAGGGTAGTAAAAGAACAAACCGAAGCCTTCAAAGAGCTGCAAAGACTAAAAGCCTCTGCTGCTTTAGGCTCCGGAAAATTTGTAAAAGCTACAGAAAAGGAAGTCGCCTCTCTTATCAAATTACGGGACACTTCAGCCACTGTATCCAAGGCACAAGCAGGGCTGTTAAGAGATAATCCTGACCTTGGCAAAGCTGTCCTAGGTATAGACAAATATAACAGCGCTCTACAGAGATTCCAGGTTCAAACTAAGGAAGCCGTAGAGGCTGACCGCAGGTTTGTTAAAGGCAAGGCAGACATTACTACTGCCCTAAAAGGTACTACCAAAGCAGTAAGAGATGTTTCGAACACCACCAAACAAGCACAAGGACCAGTTCAAGAGCTAACTCGTAACTTTCAAGATATGAAGCAAGCGTTCCGGGCGTTTATCCGATTTGCTGTAGAGTACCGCGTACTTTTTGCGGTACTGCAAGGATTCAGGGACTTGGCAGCAGGAGTAGTATCTCTCCAAGATGCGCTGGTATCCATAGAGACAATCACGCGCTCAACTCCTAAACAAATGGAGTTGATCGAATCTTCGATTAAATCTGTAGCGACTACAACCCAGTTCAGTACCAATCAAATAGCGGAAGCTGCTCAGGTCCTGGCACAGGCTGGTACCGAGATAGAAAAGATCCCTTCTACCTTGTCGTCAGTGGCTCAATTTGCTGCGGCAACTAACGCCACACTGGCTACTTCTGCTGATTTACTGACTTCCGTTAAAAATATCTTTACTGAGCTAGAGATAGAACAGATCGCTGACCAGTTGGCCAACGTAGTCAACATATCTAAAATAACCCCAGAAGGACTGAATACGATTCTATCTAGGGCAGCTCAAATAGGTAAGGCAAATAACATAGCAGCTGACCAGTTATTGTCCGCAGTGGGAGTGTTGAAGAACGTAGGTATCAAAGATTCTACGATATCCACGGGCTTCCGTAGAGCATTACTAGAGCTATTATCCCCAGACACTAGAACCTTAAAAGCACTCCAAAAAAGATACGCCGCTGTTGGACAAGACTTATCTCAAGAAGCTATACGATCACTGTTCCAGGGCTTCAAAGATGAGGACAACCCTTTACTAGCAGGTTTGGATGAGTTAGCCAAGCTTGGTTTTGCGGGTTCTGCCTCTAAAGAATTTGATAGAGTTTTTAATGTTAGAGCAGAGAACGTACTACAAGCCCTGGTTCAAAATAGAGATCAGTTGATAGCGAATGAGAACGCTATTAACACCTACGGAACTGCTTTGAAAGGAGCAGAGAACCAACTTAAATCTTTGCCCAAGTCTTTCGCGAACTGGGGCGCTGCCATAACGGTAGTCACTAGTAATTTAACTGATGGTTTGGTTGGTGGGCTTTCTTCTGTTGTCAGGAAATTAACCGATGTTACTAAAGCGGTAGGCAAGGCTATTACCGATTTTAAGTCGTTATCGGGATCTACAGGAGGCTTGACCTCGGCTTTGACAGGCGTACTAGCCGGTGGATCAGCGCTTGCCAGAGGTAAGGGCATATTCAAGTCCCTAGGTATAGGGGCTGGAGCAGGAGTAATCGCTGAGGGAGCCGCCGTAGGTTCCTCTAAGGCAGCCCAGTCTGCTGCCGGAGACACCGTAGCGAATATAGTTTCCACTATTGTACAAGGCGCTCTACTTGCTTTTTCTGCCAAAGATCTAGTTAAAGGAGCCGCAGGTAAAGCAGCTTCTAGGTTATCTACCGCCAAATTTAAAGGTACAGATAAAATAGTTCAAGGGCTTTCTGCTGCTTCGAAGCAACAAGCCAAGCAGTTTGCTGCTTTAAATAAGTCAGGAGCAGCGGCCAACGCTTTTATTGCCGCGTCTACAGTGTTTACCTCCAACATAAGCGCTTTTTTCCTGAAAATAAAAAGCTTGGGTTTACTACTACTGAACTTTGTGAAGCTGAACCCTCTGACCGCATTGGTAACAACGGTTGCTACGGTAGCAGGTTCTTATTTATTTAATCAGTTTACCCAAGACGTAGAAGCAAGAGCCAAAGCAATAGGCCAACAAATACAAGACCTTAACATAGATGCTGGAAAAATAGCTGCACAGATTACTACAGAGAAGACTACCGAACAGGAAATTGAAAAAATAAGGATAGCGGTTCAAGATTCGGAAAAAGGAGTCACCCGGTTCTTTGAGAATATCGGGGTCAAAGTAGAGGGGGGCCTAAAAGAGTTCGTAGACAGACTGGCCGTAAGCGATTTGGATCTAGGCTCCGTAGAATTTGCCCGTAATATAGCTTTACTGGAGTCAGAGTTCGGCATCGCGCTTAACCCTGATCAAATAGCTAATCTAAGGGATACCGTAAGAGACCTAGGGAAGTCCTTTAAGGATTTTGAAGCTACCAGAGTCAAGCTATTTACAGAGATACAGGCAGGGCTGGTATCTGAGGACCCTACTGCTACTCAAACTGCTATATCCCAAGCTTTCTTAAAATTAGCGGCTAGTGAAAAAGCGGTATTTCAGTCCACTATTTCCACTGCTGAAGAACAAATAGCGTTCAATAATCTTCTAGATAAAATCATACAAGACAGGTCTACCGGGTTACAAAAATCTGCGGATGTTCTGGAGAAACAAAAGAAATCTTTATCAGCAGAGAAATTGGCGCTTGAAGTAGAAGCTGCTGCGGATTCTGGGGATTTCTCTTCTATAGTCGGCGAGTTAAACGATGCGATACAGGAAGGCGCTG